GGAGAAAGTTAGTTGCAGCAGTAGAAGCTGTCGTGCCTGACATAGTAACAAGATTACCATTAATGAACATCTTATGGCCGGCTGTAACTGTGGGACTTGCGATATTACCTGTAACAGTTGGAACTACTGATTTCCAATCGTCGCTGCCTACTAATTTCCACGCATTGTCAAAACCTTTGTAATAGATTGGATTAGCTGAACTTGTGGCTACCACAGCATACTCACCAATGCTACCATATGAAGCTAGTGGTATACCACTACTTAGATAACTAGTTGATGTGATCACTGATGGTGTTGTTAGGGTAAATCCAGTATCTTGTGACCACTCATAAAGACCATAGTTAGTAGTGCCTACATCTAACCAGTATGTTCCATCAGGAGGTGTTCCTGTTGGACGTGTACCAGTACCTTCTAGCTGTGCTAGGTCAACATTAGCACGTTGCACATACATGGTATTAGTCACACCCAGTGCTGAATAAGCTGCTAATAAACCATATTCGTTGCGTTCATCACCGTTAATTGGATTATCGCTTGCATCAACTGCAAAGAAAGGATTACCAAATAAATTAACGAGATCACGTTGGCTAGTCACAGTGATGATCTTTTCAGCATTAGCTATGGTTGTGCCTGAAGCCAGTGTATCACCTGGAGATAATTTGTCTTGTGCTGTTGCAAGTATAACCAAGGGTACTGAACCAGCTTGGGTTGGTGCGTATTGGCTTTGATCGATGACCGTTACCTGGACGCCTGGGGAAATTAATGATGCCATAGTATTTGTTCCTCTAAATAGGTTACTTTAAACTATTTATAGATATTTGGCAATTTTGGTGTTCTAAGGTGCCCTTTGAAAGGTTCATCCACTGCTGTAAGCTAAATAGGTATATGGAATACCGAAAAATATGTCTAATCTGTGGTAAAAAACCTGTTGCAATTAACTATAAGATGCATGGCAAGACTTACTATAGGACTCGCTGTGATAGTTGCATTAGGAAGAAGCGCAATTTGCCAGCACCCAAGCCTCGTTGGTTGGAACTAGGCTATAAAAAGAAACCACACTGTGAAAAGTGTGGGTTCAAGGCTAAGTTAAAAGAACAGTTATATGTCTATCACGTCGATGGTGATCTAAACAATACCAGCATGACCAATCTAAAAACAGTCTGTGCTAACTGCCAATTTGAAGTTGCTCGCGAGGGCCTAGGATGGCGGCAGGGAGATCTAGTGCCTGATTTTTAACTAATATTTGTTCTATCTGTAGGTATAAGTCATCTAACGAGCCATTATTATCTAATACTGCATCAAACTTACTACCAATCCAAGCAGTTTCACTAGCATGTATCTTAAGTTTTTCAATGTTATGCTTGCTTAGGGCCCACGACATATTGCGGCTGGGACCTTTGTTCATGCTGACCGCATCATCATACCATTCGGGTTCTGCTCCACGTTTGACACGTATGATCTTACCTCCAGCTTTGCGTATGGCTTTGAGTTCGTTGGGAAATCGACAGTCTGTGATAACAATGTCATCTTTGCTCTGTCGCAGACGATTTTCTAGACTGGCTACCCAGATATCATCATGGAAGTTCTTACGGCAAACTTCTGTGCCCCAGTATTGCAAGACCCAGCGTGGAGTTAGTTTGGGCATCTTCAAGCGATCAGCCCAGAATAGATCTACTTGCTCTCGCCACTCTCTTGATTGTTTGGTGCGGCCTTCTAATAGTTCGCGATCCCATCCAAACACAGCGGCAACGCTGTCTTTGAGGCTGTTGGCGAAACTTTCTCTGCGGAATTCGTGTAGGTTAACCAGATAATCTGCTACTGTGTCCTTGCCCGCACCAATCAGTCCACAGATACCAATGACTTGACTCATAGCTACTCCTTAGTTGATATACTATTTTACGGGAATTCGCTGCGAAAGTCTAGAGTTTTTAACCCATTATCCAGGTTAATGGTTGACCACCGTCTACATAGTTCTTGATCTCTTCATCAAGTTTATCCAGTAGGGCCTGTCCTTCTTGTTTGAGCGCAGTACCGTTAAGGCTAGTACCACCTTGTGGGCCTGCGATACTTGCGAATTTTTCACGTGCTTGGCCTATGCTCATAGATGTTAATGCATAAGCATAGTCTTGTATCCATGGAAATACCTGCGGATCGTTCAACAACATGATATCTGGTTTATAGTTATAGACCCAAAGCAAGACGCTTTCGCTGACTGCATTGTTTGGACTAGTTCCACCAAATGGTTGTTTGCGTACTAGGGTAAGTTTTTTGGTTACTTTGTTCCAGGTAAAGTTCATAAAGCCACCAAACATACGCATGGCTAGTTTTTGATAGTCTACGAATAGTTCATAGTTGGTTAGTCCACCAACACGTCCAGCTACTAACATATAAGTGTTCAAGTAACCACTGGCAAATGGTTCAAATTGACTAGCAGTCGTACCTGTGACGCTGCCAATACCACGGCGGAATACCTGTTTGACGTCCATGATGTAATTAGGCAAGATGTATTCTTGTGTTTCAGGATGTATATCTAGGAATGCATATGATTCTTCTACTGAATTACTGCTCTTTTGGCGATAGCGGATAAGGGCTTGTTTGATTCCCATGTCAAAGTGTTCTTTGTCAGCTTCAACATCGATCATACCATAGCCTAAACGTAGACGGATGTAATCAATGATATCATTTTGCAGGCTTTGTACCGTGGTTAACTGTGCCTGTAGGTTAGCATCAAAGGCAATGCGCCCAGCACCTGTGCCTGTTGCTGGATTAAATAGGCTTTCAGTTGTGAGACTGAGATTTGCTGTTAGGCCTGTGGTTGCTGAAACATTTGCTGGTAAATCAGACATGTAAATTATCCTGTTATACTATATTTATTATGTTTGTAGTATAAGAGGATATATTGTTTATTTGTACTTTTATACTTTTGTTATTTTAAATACATACCCAAATTTCTCACACTCAGCTTTAATACGATCTGGCAGGGTGTATAAATCTCTTTCAAACCGACAATCTGGCCAATCTGAGCCTTTTCTTAAGTTATACCATTTTTTAAAATTAAAAGAAGACATCATATATGAATGTGTGTCTACTATGTCTAGGGGAGTCAAATTTAATTTATAACCTGTTATAAGTTGCTCAATCTGTGCTAAATTTTTTAAGTACAACTCGTCAAGTCTTTTTTTATTATGTTCTATATCGGCGTTTACTTGATCTTTAAACTGTCTTAGATTTTTTATCCAATGTTTAGTGTTAGCTACAATCGCATTTAGTCTTTCTTCTTTGGTGGTAATATTATCGTACTCTGTTATCAGATATTGATCAAATGTTTTAAAACCCATATCTCTAAGACGGCGTAATGTATTTACATTACCTGCTATTATAAAAGGTAAGCGATTAAAAATGGTGTCCCATGTTTTTTCTGTAATCACTGGCTTATTATTATTAGAAAAATATGTTTCAGATATTAACCTAAATAAAGAATTTTGAAAAAGTTGAGGATTATAAAATACGCCGCCACATTGAGTTTTTTCAATATTTCGAGAATATTTGTCAGGATAGCGCACATATACTTTAAGAAATTCTTGAAGAGAATTATTTAATTCTGGAACATATTCAGATGAGATAATAGACTTGTCGACGGCAAAGAGGGACCACTCACATACCTCTTCAGTTATTAATCCTGCTTGCTGTAGTTTGTAGAACAATCGTATTCTCTGAATTTTATCCCATTTTCCAGTTAAAAACAAAAATTTTGATGCATTAAAATTCCAATTATCTATACCAACTAACTTTTGTTTATTATTCTCAGAACAAGTCATAAACAATAAAAAATCAACAAAAGTTATAGGAGCATCAATATTCAACTTTTCGTCTAAAAACCATGAATCTAATATAACGTGTATTGTAATTTTTGGATATTCATGTTTAATTTCTGATATCAGTTTATTAAACATATTATTAAACGAATTAATATCTTTAGTTATTTCCCAAGTATATGTTAAAAATAAACAGTACCCCGGACTTTGTAAATGCTCCTCTTCTGCAAAATCTGTTAGGTTGTTATAGTCTTTGAGCAACGAGGGCACATTTTCTACCAAATTTAGATTAATCGATACGCTAAGATTAGTGTTGAAACTATAACAAAGTGGCATAAATTATTGTACTTTTAGCAAAATTGTATCTTGATTGATACGACCGTTTAGTTTAATATCAGTTGCTTTAATATCATCTAAAAACTTACGTAATTGGATCTTTCCTGCGGCTAAGAATTCTTTTAGCTGCACCTCTGGTTTGCGCAGGGTTTTTTGTACACTTTTAGACTCGTTAAACCCTGTTATAGCAGTACCCTTAACACCCAATGCGCCACCTTGATCTTCTGCTACATATCGACCAATTTTACGTGATTTAACATTGTAAACCCATAAGACTTCGGCACCAACGATGTCTACCGGATTGACGCTGACAATCTTAAGAGCTGTGTCTTGTTTGAGATATTTTAAATTTTTAACTAATTTTTCTTTTTGTGGTGGCTTACGTACCGCGGCTTTCTTGGTAGCTTTCTTAGTCTGATTGTAGGCGGTCAAATCTTGGAACAGTTTTTCATAGAACGCATCATAGCGTTTATAGTCTGCGGCTTTCATAAAACCGTAGGCTTCTTTAAGTTGTTCACACTCACCTTTGCGTGCTTCTTTGAGTTCAGCATAGCGTGGCTCGAATACAGATTGTATCTTACCTATCAATGCCTGTGGTACTAGGTTCTTGACTAGATATTCATAGGCTTTTGGATCTACAGTTTCACCTGCGAATAGTGCATCTTCTAAGATTTCAAAGTATAAGATATGTTTCTTAGCTACTTCATTCATACGGTCTTGGATGGTAGGAATTTTTACTTCAGGTTTCTTTGTGTCTTTCTTTTCGTCAACTTCTTCATCGTCAGCACGCATCTCTAACACACGATGCACAGCATCAAGGATATATTCTACATGTTTATCACGCAAAGGCATGCCCTGCGCATTTGCTTTAACTAGAGCACAGACTGTAAACGGTGTTAAGGTGTCTGCTGAACGGGCATATCGATCAATGGTTGTTTTATCTAACTTATGAACTCCGCTGTCACCTTCATGCTCTCGCAACCAAGCAACTACATATTTCTTTAAATCTCTAGGGCCATAGTAATAGTTATAGTAGGCAAAGCTCTTACGTAGGTGATGGTCAAATTCTTCGTCTGAAAAAGTTAAAGCACGATCATAATCCCACGTAGGTTCTTTACCTGTATATTTTTCATCGCTGAAGTTGATGTTAGTAACTTTAGCTTTCTTTTTCATTCCGTCAATCTTGATTGCCATGCTAGTTCCTTAGTTAATCATTTAATTATACAGAATTTATTTTATCTGTCAACTAATCTGGTTGTCCATCGTCTTCGGTAATTTCGACTTTAAGTTTATTTAATATCTCTTTTTCTAATTCACGCTTGACCATTTTGTAAGCACTGCGTTCCATGCTGTCTAGTTCGTCCCAAAGTTCTTCCATGCTGTTTAGAGCACCAAATAGATTGTGATGTCCATATTCGTCTCCATGGAATTTAACTATGCTGTGAGCTTCTTCAATTTCCATATATACAGGTGTACTCATATTATCGCTCCAATCTAAACTTCATGAGATATTTAGCCGCTTGTGACAGATCTTTGACTGGCTCAACAGTATCTAACAGCATGACATGTCGTGATAGCTGTAGGATACGTTGGGCACGGAACAATCGTTCATAACGGCTTTCGCCGGGATAAGGTTGGCTCCATTTATAGTTCATTATCTAGGCTCCACAGTTGATTTAAAATCGTTGTCCCAGGCGGCGTCTTGGGATTTATCTACCGGAGTGGCCATGATTTCTTCTATGGTTTTTCCGGCAGGTTTATGTTGGATCATGGGTTTTCTTGTAGGGTTAGAATTATAAACCCAAGCAAATACAGCTATCCACAATATAACAGCTATTGTGGCCTTGTTATCCCATAGTTTTCTAATAAAATCATGCATTTAGTCACTCCTTTATTATGTGTATTATAGCATCTTTTGGGTGTTTTGTCAACCATTTAACAGCACACCAAAAGTAAGATAAGCTTCATAATTGGCTATTTCCTGGTTGATTTGCTCTAGCAATTTCTTGTGTCGTTGGGTTTGCTTGCCCTGTCTGCGGCAGTTGATTTCCTCTTCTGACAGCCGTTTAACCATGTGTCCTATAGCACTGCTCATTTTCAGCATATCACCAGTATATCGTTTCATTTTATGTGCAGGTGCTTCTAGTTCAATTTGAACTCTAGCCCAATCTAAACTCTGAGTAATTTCAGCCATGATACAGTATAACACATTTTGGCTAGCTTGTCAATGTCGATAAATACTAGATAATAGGATTCTGTAATGCCACGTTTAAGTTTATACAAGCCAACCAAAGGCAACGACGATAAATTCATCAACAAGACAATGAGTGAAATGTTCACCGTGGGTGGCGTTGACGTCTATGTCCACAAATATCTAGGTCCATTGGCACAGGCCAATGCCAGTGCTACAGAAACGGGTGCTACGGGCATCACTGGTATCCAAGATCTATTGTTTTTAGAAAACCGTGATCGCAAGTATGATACTAGTATCTATACCATGCGAACTATCTATCGTATCAATGACAATGACTTTGATCTAACGCAGTTTGGTCTATTCCTAACTGGCGACACCATGTTTTCTGTGTTCCACTATGATGACATGATTGACGTCATCGGACGCAAGCTCATGGTAGGTGATGTGCTAGAACTACCAAATCTAATAGACTACTATCCATTGGATGAAGGTATTGGCGCCGCACTCAAACGCTTCTATGTGGTCAATGACGCTAGCCGTGCCGCGGAAGGATTCGCACAGACTTGGTGGCCGCACCTATGGCGTGTTAAACTACAACCATTGGTAGACAGCCAAGAATACAAAGACATACTTAATAATTTACCAGCCAGCAACGACGAAACAAATACCAATACTCTAGGCGAAGTTATCAGCACCTATAACAAATACATCGAGATCAATGATGCTATCGTCACTCGTGCAGAACAAGATGTACCTAAGAGTGGCTATGACACCAGCACGTTCTATACTGAAAATGTTAACGCACATGGATTACCTGTTGATCCTGGTGCGCTAGATGCCAGTGACATGAGTCCTGATGCCAGCTCAAACATCGCAGATGCCAGCGCACAGACATTGACGTCAGCAGTAAAGATAGAAGGTTATCTCACTGGAGATGCACTACCACCAAACGGTGCCACAGTGGCCGCTGGTATCGCGTTCCCAGCTGCTCCAGGACAAGGCGACTACCATCTACGTTTAGATTACATACCTAATAGGCTGTTCCGATATGATGGTCGCCGTTGGGTCAAAGTAGAGGATTCAGTGAGAACTAACCTAACACCGGGCACGGAGAATCAAACACAACTAAGTGGATTTATCAACGACACTAATCAGTTCATGAGCAACAGTGCAGCTTGGGATGCTATACGTATCTCAAATTCATACGTTCCAGCTGCCAATGCGGCTACATTATCGTTTACACTATCTACCAAGACAGTGGTCGTTAAAGTTCCATACAACAGCACCTATGGTGCTAGAACTCGTCTAGACGGATTACCTATCACTAATACTATATCTAACAGCAGTGGTAATATAGCTGTTACTATCACTGGTCCACTGTATCCAAGAAAGCTAAGGATAACATCTGCTACGGCCACGGGTGGTAATGCTACTATACGATTCGCTAGCCAATCAACTACACCGTTCGTAGTAGGTCAAGATATCTTGATAGCAGGTGTAGCTGGTAGCACAGCTTTTAATGGCAGTTACATCGTAACTGCGGCCAATGCATCAAGTGCGAGTTATACCTTAGCTGGTAACCTGACTGGCGTAGTATCAAGTGCTACTATAGCAGATGCAAGCCCATTGCCAATTGGCAGTGTGTTAGAATATACAATTTACACAAATGTAGTCAATGAACGTCAGAGCTTGAGTCAAGCACTACGTCCTTCAGCGGATAACTAAAGATGGCCACAGCTAATATTCAATTTTTTTATGATGCCCAGATAGAGCGATTCCTTGCGCAGTTCATTAGGATGGTATCAGGATTCCAAGTAGAGTTCGGGCAGGATCGCCAAGGCAATACTACTCTACAACGTGTGCCTGTTTACTATGGCGACAGCAGTCGCCAGGTGCAGACCATACTTAGCCAAAATACCGCTGGTAATATGTTACCCACAGTACCAGCCATGGCTGCTTGGATCAATAACATCACCTATGATCGCGATCGCGTACAGGATCCTACTTTTATTGGCAAGATGCAGATCAGAGAACGCTATTACAATGAAGACACCATGGAGTACGAAAATCGCCAAGGTAATGCCTTCAGCATCGAACGCCTGATGCCTGTACCTTACACTATAGATTTAAAATTAGATATATGGACATCAAACACCAAACAGAAACTACAGCTATTAGAACAATTGATGGTGCTGTTTAACCCAGCACTGGAAATACAATCGACAGACAACTACATTGACTGGACCAGCCTAAGTGTGGTCTATCTGGAATCACCTAATTGGACTAGCCGTAGCGTGCCGATTGGTACTGAAAATCCTATCGATGTGGCTACCTTGACATTTAAATTGCCCGTTTGGATCAGCCCACCAGCTAAGATCAAGAAGCTGGGAGTCATACAGAAGATCATCGCCAGCATACACGACAGCGATGGTAATCTCAGTGCTGATGTGATGAGTGAAGACAATCTACTAGGTCGTAGACAGTATTTCACTCCGCTGATGTATGGAGTATTGCTGATCGGTAATCAGCTGACCTTGCTCAAGATCAGTGAGATTGCTGACCCAAGAGATCCACCAACATTAGAAACCCCAACCAAGGTAGGAACCAAAGACATATGGCGTAGCTTGATCAGTGTCTACGGTGAACTGCAGAATGGCGTCAGCCAGGTCCGACTCCTGCAGGAAGATGGCCTCAATGAAGTCATTGGCACGGTCAGCTATCACCCAACCGATGACAGCCTATTGATTTTCAATGTTGACATAGATACCAAACCCTCTAATACCTTATCACCGATCGATGCCATCGTTGATCCTCGCAAAGATTCCGCTGTATCGTTAGCTCAATCAGCAGTCAATGGCACACGTTATCTGATCTTGGATGATATCGGAAGTTTTGACAATGCTCCTGGAGATGGCGCTCCAATTTGGACTGGTATCGATGGTCTGCAATTAGTAGCCCATGCCAACGATATCATACAATACAATGGTACAAATTGGGCTGTTTCATTTGACAGCCGCACAGACACGACGCTACAATATGTAAGTAATCTCAATACCGGAACTCAATACAAGTGGAATCAATCTCAATGGATAAAAAGCTATGAAGGCGAGTATAAAGCAGGAACATTTACGTTAGTTCTTTAATTTACAAACATCACCATGCCATCTTTTGTAATTTCCAGCATCAATAGTACTGTCACAATACTCACAATAGATATATTTTTTAGGAATAGGATTTTTTAATAGTCGTTCTGACAGAAAATTTTTAACTTCAATGCTGTGAGTTTTTCCATACATTGGATTCTTTTCTTTAACTAATTTTCCTTTCATTGATTCTGACATTTTTTTTAAAGTTTCTTTAGTTCTAACTTTGCCATATGATGGGTGGTTAATTCCTATTCTATTTTCTCTATTTTTTGCCCAAGCATCTCTAAGTTTTTGTTTGGATTCTTCTGATCTCTTTTTACCAATATGATTATTTTTTCTTTGCAATTTTTGCCAATCTTTATCGTTAAATGGATTAATTTTAGAAAATTGTATTTTAAGCAATTCGTATTTTCTTCCTGTAATTTTATATCTTTGCTGATGTATTGTGGCTGACAACATCCTATTAATAGCAAAAATCATTTTTTTCTTATCTTTACCAACTACCATTTTAGTTAATAACCAATGACATACAAAATGTTGTCTTGCTGTTAAATTAATAAGATTATCAACCGTATTCAACCCACCAAGTGATTTAGGTATAATATGATGTTGTTCTAAATATCCATCCATTAGTGAGGTTGCTTTGGCAGAATTAATTATGTTATAATAAATCTTAGTATATTTGTTATCTATAAATATCATTTATATTCCTTTATTATTATTTATGCAAAAAAAACAAAAACGGTCTGTGGACTCTAGTCATATAGAAGGTGTAGGCACTTTCATCTATTCAATATCAACTCACCGTTATCTATTTCTACTGCGCAACAGCACCAAATATGCAGGCACCTGGGGATTAGCTGGTGGCAAGATCGATGCCAATGAACAGATACTTGGGTCTCTAACCCGTGAACTCAAGGAAGAACTCGGCTATGAGTTCCAGGAAGTCAAGGTCATACCCATAGAAAAATTTACCAGCGATAACGGATATTTTGCCTATCATACTTTTCTCATACCTGTAGAAGAAGAATTCGTTCCCATATTGAACTATGAACACCGTGGATACTCATGGGTGAGCCTAGAAGATCATCCAAAACCCCTACATCCTGGAGTTTGGCGCACTATTAATTTTACTGCTGTTATGAAAAAAATTAAGACTTTAGAAACAGTTTTATAGATCACACTCTAAGACTAAATCACGAAAACTAATTTGTCTATGATTATTGCACCATTTTAATTTTTCTGGTACTGTACTTTTACCATGTTGAGTAACCCACACAAAATCAACATCAGTATATGTGTTAAATAGCTGTGCTCTATTGTTGATAAATTTATCGCCATTGATTTCAACAGTCCATTTTGGGTCATAGCCATTGGTATCTGCATAGATATTACTGTTATGCCCTTCTAAATCGTAGCCATCGAATCCTATTAGGTAAATCCTCGTATGGCCATCGAATGCAGCGATATAAGCCGCTACTGTGCCCGCATCTGCATAAGGATCATGAGGGATTAAATAAAACTTACTAGGATGCTCTAGCAAATGAATTGCATTAGTATAAACAATATTATTATTTACATAAGCACTATCGGCAATTTCAGGTATGATACCGCTGTTGCCTGTGGCTACCAGAAAGTCAGGAGTAAAATCTCTATATAAAGCATTGCAACCGTAGGTCTGTACAGTTGTAGCACCTAATAGACCTTGTGGGGTTTTTAGATTGTTAAGATTAAACGGTAAACGGCCGGGGCCGTTACCAATAACCACAGCTCGATTTGATATTTGGTTATTAGTGACCATGTTGGGGATAGTTTCAGTAACGTCCCACCATTTCTGCCCTTCATGCTTGCGCTCAACAATAATATCTTCGCCTGTGTAATTTCTTCTATATTTCCTAGCTAGTTGGAGCATATTTTACCTATTAGATAATGTAAGTACCAAATGCTTTAACGTTAGCATTGGTCATGTTAGTTACGCTAGTAAACCATAGGTTAACGTTACCAGATAATACGTTAGCTGATAGTGTGCCCATTTCTGTACCGTTATTAACCACAGCATAAGTTGTTACATAAGCATTACCTGCTTTGTCTGTTAGTACCAGAGCTTCCATAGATTGGAAGTTTGTGCTGCCTTTCCTGACTTGTATTTGATATTTTGCACTGGTATATGTTGATTGCGAGAATGTAGCGATCACATATGGAGTAGCATTAGCGGCAATATTAACCGCTGTCTGATCGTAGGTTAATTTACTACCAGTTTTAATATCAATGTCACCCACTGGGTTGACTTCTACACGTAATGTAGTTGCGCTAGTACCAGTAAAAATCTGTGCCCCTGCATCATCAGCGATAAATTGATTCAGACCGTTACCGCTGGCGATCGAAGCAACTGTGGCTGTGGTTGTTAATACACGTGCATCAATTACATCGTTTGGTGCTGGTGGTTCTGTAAATGTCAATGTTGAACCAGTTACTGAGTAAGCCAGAGTTGGGAACTGCAAGACACCGTTAATACTTATGATTGTAGAAGCAGTAGTTGCTGAGCTTTGTAAAGTAAAGTTAGTATTTGTACCGTCAACGTTACCAAAGCCGCCTGCTACGTTACCACTGAACTGTCTGTCACTGATAACTGTAAATGTTGAACCTGAAGACTGCCAGTTAGTACCATCAAAGAACTCAATGTTATTGATAGTTGTATTGTAACGGAACATACCTTGTACGTCATATTCTGGACCACCAAACAAGCTACTTGGTCTACCGGCTGTAGGACCAGTTGGTATCATCATAGATGTGATACTGCCAACTTTTAATGTTACACCTGGTTGTACTACAGTATTACCACCACCAATGACTACGTATTCTGTTGATGCTGCTAAGGTTGTGGCTACGTTGGCAAATATCGCCACGTTACCGGATGTTGAGCTAAGGACTTGAATCGGATTAGTACTTCTTAAACTATTAAATGTGGCGCCTTTACCTACATACAAATCTTTAGCAATACCCGCACCGCCAACTACAGTGAATGCACCAGTTTTTTCTGTTGTAGATTCTGTAGAATATTGTACTCCAACGTTTGAATTGCTAGCACTAATCCTAACACCAACTTGGCTTCTTCCATTTGCTGCAATAACAACATCATCACCGGCAATCAATACTAAATTACTAATAGAACGTGTGTAGCCATCGTTTGGCTGTAAAATAGGAGCAAGTGCTGCTGAATTATATGTACTGCTGGTTATACCAACAGTAATATAATTGTCTTCATTAGATCCATTGTCAGCCATCGCTATAAATTCTGTAGTAGCTGATTGATCACTGCTAAGATTTTGTATTGATATTCTACTTGCTGAATTGGCATTTGCCGTGACTTGTACTGCGTCTTCTGGATAAACCACGCCACCGGCTAGGTCTTTACCTAAAGTTAAATAACTACCACCCTTGATATTTAAATTACTTGCAACACCAAGGCCACCAGCTACTACCAATGCACCATTGGTAAATGATGTTGACTGTGTTACCGCACGAACGTTAGCATTACCTTGTAGTGTAGTTGTACCATCCGTATGACCCATAGTAATGTTGGCTGCACGAGCAAAGTTTAATGTGTCAGTGACAGTGTTGTATAATGCCTGTGTTGTTTGTGTGCCAACTAATGTTGGATTACCTATGGTAAGTGTACCACTATTAGCACCAACATTTAATGTAGTCGCAGCTTTAAATGCATCAACCGTGGTTGGTGTTGTAGCAAATACATAATTAGGTGCTGATGTTTGTAACTGTGTGCCTGTATGGAATATGTTACCACCGATACCAGCGCCACCGCCTACTATTAACGCACCAGTAGTAGCTGTTGTTGCTTCTTGTATATATGTTAATGTTAAATTACCAGCACGGATCGGGTCAAAGATAGTGTCACTATCAATCGATATAGCAGTACCTGCGGGTTCGCTGCGTACATTACTAAAGAATTTCCATGTGTTGTCGGAATTATCACGAACAATACCACTGTGTTGATATACATTGCCAGTATTGTCGATCGGGTTTGGTCCTACGAAGTTACTGTAGAAACCAATATCATAGTTGTAAGGATATGTATTGGCCGCATCAAAGTAGACCAAAGGATCTTGGACAGTGATGACCTGATGTACGACTCCAAAGATATTACTTGCGTAAAGATTACCACCAACCCATAGGTCCTTGGCAATACTTGCACCACCCGCTATCCTTAGCGCACCGGTTGATCCGCTGGCATCAGTTGAGTTAGTGGTATTAGTGAATGTGGAGATACCTACTGTGGATACTGTGTTATTAAACAGTGCGGGGCCATTTACCAATAAGTTTGCACCAAGGTTTAAGTTGCCGCTAATACCCACGCCACCTGTTACTACTACTGCGCCAGTGCCTGTGGTTGTGCTACCTGTACCAACTAGGACATTTAGTTGCCCGCTGATGTTGGTGATTAAATTCTTGATATTGGCTGTACCAGTCGTAGCACCAACGGTAATATCAGTTGCGGCACCAAATGCGTTTACTGTTGTTATATTAGCATTGAATAGGTTTAATGTGCCGGTGGCTGTTGACTCTAATGTTGGATTAGCGCCATTGATACGTAGAGCGAAAGCATTAGGCAGTGCCAGCACCTGATTGTTGATCGTAGCTGTGCCAGTGCTAGCACCAACGTTTAATGTTGTGGCTGCACCTGCAAAGTTTAGTGTAGTAGCAACTGCGTTATATAAGTTTTGTGTACCGAGTACACCAACTACTGTAGGATTACTAATAGTCAATGTACCACTATCAGCACCAATGTTTAATGTAGAGGCTGCATTGGCAAAGTTTAATGTGGTAGCAACTGCGTTATATAAGTTTTGTGTTGACTGTGTACCAACTACTGTTGGATTATTGACGGTTAGCGTACCAGTCGTAGCACCTAGATCAATGGCTGTGGCTGCGCCAAATACATTAACTGTGGTAACACCAGAATCTAAGAAATTAATCAATCCTTGTGAGGTCGTTACATAAGGACCGTTTAAGGCCACGTTACCTGCAAAATCTGCACCTTGTAGTGAGCCTGTACCTGTTTGTGTGATGTTGCCTGAAGCACGGGCTGTTGTTACATTAGCATCATAATCAACTGTTAGATTACCTAGATGTAAATTTTGATAGTTGCTGACCGTTACGTTACCATAAGCAGTACCAGTTTCTGTCGTGCCTATGAGGCGGAATTCTTGGAAATATTCACTCCAGATCAATGCACGATTTTGGCTTGATCCACGATTAAATATCAGGCCTTCATCGTAGGTGTTAGTGCCCGCAAAACCATTGTTAAGCACGATCAGGGGATCGTTAACAAAGGTGTTAGTTGAGGCGATAGTGGTATAAGCACTGGTACCTAGGACAAACAAGTTACCAGTGATCAGGAAGTCACCTGGTACTGTTACGTTGCTGGCAAATAAACTACCAGTAATAGATCCTGCGACGATCTTCTGGCTAGCGATGATCGTGCTGTTGGTGATCTGATTGTTTAATATTCTGGTTAAAGCTGACATGTTATGGTTTCCGCAATAATAATTATTACACTATTGTTACAGCCTGCGGTTCCATATTCCCCTAGGGCTTACTTGTGTGTTGTTACTAGTATTTAGCTGAGATTGGAGAAAATTATCAAGCGATTGTAAAATTTAGTGTATTTACGAGTACCTACCAGTAACCGCCAAGTTACCCAATGTGCCTAATACTGTTGAATTTACCTGTGTTGTCATTGCTGGTCTCTGTTATAGTGTATTTACTTTATCTGTTTAGGTTATTGTAACTGTACCTGTTACTGTCATTTGTCCGCCTCTTTCCGTCCATGTACCTATCCTTAGATACAAGTTTGTGCCACTGACGGCCGCTGAAACCAAAGCTGTTGAATTTGTAGAGCTTCTAAAATGGGGATCACAGTTATTCCAACAGGTTCCACCAATGTTAACTAATCTGGTCCAGTTGATGTTATCATATGAGAAATCAAAAATACAAGCATTATGGAATTCACACCCACCAGGACCGCATTCAACTTGGACTGTTTGTAAGCTAGTACCTGTGATTGTCGTTTTTCCAACTATGTTATAAGGACCGTAGGTATAATAAAGTTCACCAAACCCACCTTGGACAACGTTTATCGATTGAGTGATAACTCTTTGTTTGCCGTATCCGTTGCTAAATTTTATAGGATTTGAGAATACCCCAAATAAATTACGGACAGTGGTAGCACCCAAGTTGAGTGTTGCAGTAGAACTATTTGTTAATTCTGTATTGATCTGTGACATCGATATTGAACCAGAACTAGGTAATGCCATAAGTTATTCCTAGGTAATAGTACCAAACGCAGTGAGGTCACCGGTGACTACTAGATTACCACCTGTGTCTAAACTCATTTTATTAACACCGTTGTAAGCAAAGTAAAGTTTAGTGCCGGTTTCACGGATACTCCATCCTGAGAATACCACATTGCCGCTGACTGCAATATTGCCACTGGTTGTCACTGTGCCAAATGCACCGGTTGATGCCAACACGTTTCCTGATGCGTTGACTGTGCCAATGGTTCGTAAATTTCCTACTTGTAAATTGCTATAACTAGCATTAGTAAAATCAATTGTAGTGGTTGGTTCAGCAACTACATTGGCAAACAGTTTCCAATCCCCATCAGTGGCGTCACGAACAAATCCTGTGTGTTGATAACGGACAGCATTGGTAAATGCACTGACTATGCCAATGTCTAGGGTATCTGCTGGATTATCATCAGCTAGATAGATCATGCTGTCACTGATGACTAAATTATTAGCATTGATAGTTGTTAAATTGCCGTTGATAAACAAGTTACCATTGACAGTTAAATTACCACCAATCGTAACTGCTCCACCTAGATACGCTGATAGATTGACGTTTGAATAGTTAGTGTAACTCTGTGTTTGTGTATAGGCTATTACATTTACGTTACTATAATTAGTCAATCCGTTGGTAGTTACATAGGCAGCGACGTTGACATTACTATAATTAGTAAGTCCATTTGTAGTTACATAAGCCGCAACATTTACGTTTGAATAGTTAGTATAACTTTGTGTTTGTGTATATGCCGCAACATTTACGTTACTATAGTTTGTAAACGATTGTGTTTGTGTATAGGCTGCAACATTGACATTGCTATAGTTTTGGAATCCCATGGTTTCAGTATAGGCTTGGACATTGATATTACCATATGGATCTGCGGCACCAACTGTGTTACCGCCGATAGATAATTGTCCATTAACCACTGCAATAGCCGACCCACCAATATAAACCGTGTTGCCGCTGACCCAAAGATCTTTCCACTGTAGCGTTTCACTGCCTAGACTATAGGTTACGTTGGCACTTGGCAATATGTTACCAGTGACGTTTACATTGGCTGTGTCTAGATCAACTCGAGTAGTTCCCAATGTTAAAGATTCAGCCGATACTGTTTGTGTGCCTGGTACAATATGTCGAACTTCAACAATATCTGTGGTTAAAGGTATTTCAGTAAATTGGATTTGATTATTGTTTACTATAGTATAAGATGTATATGGTTGTTGTAGAGTACCGTTAATACTAACCATAACACCTAGTGTACTACTGTTTGAACTTAGAACAAATACATTAGCCACACCGTCGGGATTAATCGTATCTGATGATATAACACCCGCTGCTGGAGTTGTCCAGGTAGTACCATTCCAATATTCAATATCAGATATTTCAGTATTAAATCTTATATAACCAGTATAGGGACTAGATGGTCTGGCTATAACATTGCCAGCCGGTAAACCAATAGCATCTTGCCCAACAAACTGCACGATACCAGTACCTGGTGCATCAATCATTATATTGCCGTTGGTTTGATTAGATGATATGGTATTTCCGTTAAATGTGATATTACCTAAAAGTAAATTACCAATATTACCTGTGCCAGGTAACCCAAACAATCCAGAATAAACAGCACCACTGATGTACACGCTGTTACCAGTAAAGCTAATTGGGCCTCCACCAGCATATGGTGTGTTGTTGCTGTTAAAGTTTAAAATACCTGCTTGATAGTCAAATACCCATAGATCGTTGTTACCACTACCTGTGGCAAATACCTGTGTACCTTTGGTTAAAACATTAGCTGCCTGGCCACTTGGACTGATATAAACTTTGATCTGGTATGTTGATCCAAACTCAGGTGGAACCCAAAATGTACGACCTGTTTGCCAAGTTAAAGTCGGTGTTGGAATACCTGCTGTGCTAGTACATTCTATAGGAAAGGTAGTTGGATAAACTGTTACAACACTGCTGTTACTGCCAGGAATAACATTGGCGATCAGATCAGATTGTTGTAAAATTTTATCGCCACGTATTAATAGTGGACTTGGATTAGGTTCGTTGGTCGCGTCAATGTTGCCAGAGATATCAGTCTTGGCTGCACCGTAGACTATCTTCTTCCAAAGAAAGTCTACTTTTTGACTATCTGATGCGTTCTGAGCCATTATGACACCGCCAATGTGGAAACTGTTTGTCCACTTGCTAGAGCTATTCTAATTAATGCAACATTGTTGGTCGCTGATGACATGCTGACTGTTCCTAATGTCATCGTAAATGTTCCACTTAGGGCTACGTTGGCTGCGATCAATGCTCCGCTGCCACATCCGTCACTGCCATTACCGCCGGCACCTGTATTACTTCCCGGTACACCACTACCAGCATAGCTAGTTGTGGCTGCGAGCCAACCGTTAAGTCCGCTAGTGTTATCAATAGTTGTACCTGGGGCTGCTACCCACACACCTGCAACACCAGCTGGTGCTACGATGTTTAAATTAAAGTTTGAAACACCTGTGCGTTGGAAGCCCATGGTAAAGTATTGATAACTACCACCGTCACTTGAACGATCTGGACCTACTGGTAGATACCCTGTGCTGTAATTATTTGCTGACCATTTTAACACACCAATACGGATAGTTGCTTCTTTGGTTCCTGCTACGCCTGGATCACTGGCTTCAGTGTAGACGTTTGGTGCTGTCATAAAGTTTGTTAATCTTGCATACAGTGGAGTATGTATGGTGTTGGCTAAGAAGTATGTGCTACGCACCGCTGGGTTAGTATTAGCACTTGTGTTTGCACTGATAGCAATTTCGCTAATGCCACTTTGGCTTGCTGTATGCACTTGGACATTAACTCCAGTTTCAGCATAGGCACTAGTACCATTTACATTAGTTACTACGATTCTCAAGTTGGCCACACTACGCACACTTGCTTGATTAATAGCTATTGTTAGGTTGCCTGCGCTGTAAGCCGACACGTTGCCTGTGCCTGCGATGGGTGTGCCACTGGCCAAGGCCGGACTGCTGACATTACTTAAACTTGCGTATGGGTGTGCATTGGCTAATATCACATTACCAGAGGATCCTTCTTTAACTGTGCCAGTTACAACAAATGCCACGTTGGCTGTGTTATTCCAAGTCTGTCCAATCCAACTGTTGATGGTAACATTCTGCCACCATAGTTGTGGGCTACCAGTATTGAAATATGGTATGCCTGAAATATATCTGTAAGTGCCTGGTGCTTTGATTGCCAGTGTTCCAGCCGTGACCGTTGGCACTGTGGTTACATCATCTTTGACGAACTCAATATTAGCCACGATACCTGTGCTGGAATGATTCATACCAAAGCGATTGATACCCATTGGTATAAAGTCACCACGAGCTAGTATATTTGCTCTAAATCCGTAATAATATCCCGGATAGTATGTTGAGCTGGCAAATGTAGTTGCGGCACCTGCTGACGTTAATAAATTATAATCACTAAATCCAAGTATGCCAAGATTACCTGTAACAGTTGGTGATGTTGTTGCGGCTATGTTAGCATTGCCATAGACTAGGCCATTTACCACTGCCTGTAGATAACCAATATTTGAGCTCCAAGTGAAACTTGAACTTACGTTGCCTGAGTTAGCTGATATCAGTGTTGATCCCGTTGCTATGGTTCTGCTCACTGATGCGTTAGCAGCTAAAGCTGTTCCACCCGTATTGTCTGTAGCACCAGATGCTAGTGTAGCATTAGTACCAACGCTACCTGTAAATGTTAGCGTTTTGGTATTGAGTCCAGCCGGTGGGCTCACACTGTTGCCATAAACTTTTAATGTAGTAGCTGTGAACCTTGGCAAGATTGCTGGGTTAGTGATGTCGCTAGTTAGCAAGGCTAGATTCACAGCAAGTGTTCCGGATCCTGTATTTGTAACATAAGTTTTATTAGCATATGGCCCAATAGTACCACCAGCCGATGTGTTATTAGGAACATTGGCATAAGTTCCGTCGCCCCAATTGATGCTCCAAGTTACTGCTGTGGCTGTATTAGTGTTTGTTGTTGTATTCTGTAAGTATATCACATTACCTTGGATACTATAGAGGTCATTGCCCGTTAATGGTGATGCGCTGACGTTAGCTCTGAATAATCCAAAGCCTAATGCTGGATCAGCTGCATAGATAGTGATATAGTTAGTTCTTACTGCACCAGCAACGTTACTTGGACTAGCACCGTTGGTATTGTTAGCGGTCACGATAATTGTATAAGGTGTGCCAACATTGGTAGCATAGGTATGTGTGATAGTTGAACTGCTTGATGTCGTGTTTGATGTACCATCACCCCACTGGACTTCGTATTGATTAACATTGCCTTGTGGCACCATGGTCAATAATATAGTCTGTCCTACACCGCCTGCGGTTACGTTGCTTGAGAAACTTACACTGCGGACAAAAGTGTTAGTGAATAAGTTTTGTGCTACACTATTAAGGATATCGATCGCATCAGTAACTAAGGTGTTGGTTGTAAACCCTTGATAGGCTGCATTGTTACCTGACAAATTGCCATCAGCAGATGATCCTAGTGGTATAGTATTACCTAAACCAGCTGCCGCTATAATTTGATTATCTACGTAATTTTTAGTAGCCGCATCTGTGCTTGAAAGAGGATCAGCTACCCAAATAATTCTATTATTACCAGCGTTTAGATTGCCTGTAGTGGAAACATTAGCGAATGTTGTACCATTTACAGTTAAATTTCCTGTGACTACAAGATTCGTAATATTACCCACTGTGGTAATATTTGGTTGGGTGTTGGTTAATAGCGTTCCGTATAAATTACTAAAATATCCAGCGCGCCAATAATTTGTATAGCTACCTATATCATAGGATAAATTGGCAGCAGTATATATATGTCCATTACTGGTGATGATATTACCTGAGACATCTAGTTCGTGTTGTGGTGCTTGATTGTTTATACCTACACGATAGTTGGTTACGTCCCAATAGAATAGGGTTTGACCAGAAGAGGTTAGGCTTAGATCCGTACCTTGACGATCTAGATTAGCTAATAGAGAAAACCCCGGGACACGACTGATTGCCATTTAAACTCCAACCTTTCTACTATTTATCAGTATTTTAGGCTAGAGTAGAAATCGTGCTGGCAAATCCGCTGATGATTGTTATTGCTGCACCACCGCTTGGTGCTGAACTGAATAATATGTTTCCCGTGCCGTCAAAGGTATAGTTAGTGGTAGGAATCTGATAAACCGTGCCCACATGTACGATCACTTGATTTTCATCGCCTGATTGGAAATTGGTGCTGAGAGGCCAGAATTGTGTGGCCACAGCGTTGCCGGTAAAGTTATCCCTGGTGATCGCAACATTACCTTCACGACCAACGGCATTCCAGCTGGGTGTGCCGGTGATGTTTGCGTAGAATTCTAATTTACCTGTGGTGGTATTATAGCGTGTTTGCCCGTTAACCGGACTGTCAGGACCAATACTACTAGTTCCTACAGGTACTCCCAGGGCATGGCTGCCGCTGCGGAATACTGTATTCTTAAGCATGTGTCCCATGTTAGATTCCTACGTAGCTTACGGTAGCACTTACTGTACCACCAGCATTAGCTCTGATGTAGTCTCCATTGGACAACACTAATTTCTCCATATCCACAACATAAGTGTCTGCGGCAGCCAATTGTATTTCTCTATAGATCAAATTAGCTGCAGAGCTTGTGCCCCCAGCAACAGATCCGTTCCCAACCACCCAAACATTTAAATTTGCAGCTGAAGAATTTTGATTGCAGAAATACATCACGGATACAACCGTGCTACCAGAGCTAACATAGATGTTACTTTGGCCTAATGTGAGAGAAGTGCTTTGTATTGCCATTTTTATTTCCTATAATATTAATGAAAAGCCAAACGCTCTTCGTTTTGTTACTAATTCTTCATTTGTAGCTTGATCATTTACTACATATAATCCTGCTGTTCCTGCACCTGCTGTATTAGCATAAAATACTGTAGTGCCTGAATTTATATTAGGAGTAATATTTGCATTTATGATCGACATCACACCTTGTATAGTTACGTAGGTATTTGCAGCTACGTTAGCATAAATCGTTTTACCGTTGACATTTAAGTTACCGCCCAATACAGGATTTGGATCTTCAACTACTGCTGAAATAGGAGTGCCGCCTGTAGTAGTTGCTATGTTAAGATATTGACTTCCGTCACCAGGAGCACCCGGAAACATACCGCTTACTTGCCACGTGCTGGTACTTTCATTCCATATTAGTTGTACGTTACCGCCCGCAGCACTTCCGCGATCAATTTCAATACCTGATGTGGTACCTAATGTGCTTACACCGTTACCAGTTTCTCCACTATTTAAAGTAAGAATGTTATCACTGATAGTCTGTATATTACTGTTAATCACCGTGGTATTGCCGCGGACATTAAGATTACCTGTGATAATTACAAAATCAGTGTCAAGGGTAATATTAGCATTAACTCCCGTTTTGACGGGTGTTTGAATTATTAAATTACCGCTGGTTCTTTTAACTGTAGCCATCTAAATTATTCCATTTCTATTATTTATCACTTAATTACTAGATAAAAAAATAGCACCCTAAGGTGCTATTTTTACTGTGACTAAAATTAGTCGTTTGTTGCTAGTTTTACTGAAGTACTTGCTACTGCTGTGTTCATAGTCCATATAACATGAGTATTAGCAGCAAATTCTGTACCTGGAGTACCTGTACCACCTGGGAATACTAATGCTGTTTGGCCTTCAAGTTTACCAACCCAATATGTACCGCCTGCTGAGTCTGTAGCTTGGATAGTCATCTGTCCTGCTGCAACTGGACCACCTGCAGCTGTTACTGCAGCCACTGTTGGATTATTAGCATCTTCGTTACCGTTGATACCTGTTGGAACTAGGCGAACTGTGTCTGTACCTTGATCATTTGTTACTCTATAACGACGTGAACCTTTTTGTGAAAGGATGTCACACACTCTACCACCTGCTCCTGATGTAATAAAAGCATTACCTTGGATTGTATTAGCTGTTGTAACTGCTGGGATAAGAACTGGTAAAATATCACCTAAGCGACCAACATCACCAAAGCTAATTGGTGAACTGATAGCCGCTGTGTTAGCTGTTGACATAGTGATATTACCGCTTGCAACGTCGACACTGACAACACGAGTTGGATTACCTAATGTAGTTGTAGTAAAGAATGCATTAGCAACCATACCTGCAAAAATGCCTGATGTTACACCGCTTGAGAATTTAAATACTTTACCTGCAATTTGAGTAAATCCATCAACCACAACGTTAGCTGGTTTGTTGAATGTCACTGTTGGAACTGATGTATAGCCGCTACCTGCTTCTGTAATACTAGCAGTAGCAACGTTACCGTTACCTGGTGCATTGTCTGCTGGTGCAACAAAAGTAATTGTAGCTGTTGCTGTTGTTCCACCAATTGGACTTGCGCTAAAACTAATAGTAGTACCAGCTGAAAAGCTATTACCACCTTCAACAATTAGTGAAGAAATACCTTCACCGCCTGGTGATCCAGCACCGCCGGTGCCGTTAAAAAATCTTTCTGGAATTGGACGTCCCATTTGTTTCTCCTTATATATTATGGCGTTCTAGGCCTACGCGGTGGGGACCGCATAAACTCTCATTTAAGAGCGAACAGTAATATTTATCGTAAATTAGAAATACCAGCCAAACAAAAGCCCCTTTCGGGGCTTTTGAATATATCAACTACCAATAAATTAATATTATTGGAATGATAGATTAGAAACACCGATACTTTCTAAGTAGTCAGCTGCATTACCTAGAGAAGAAGCAGTATTTGTTAACTCTGCGTAACCATAACGTGTCATAAAGCCAACTACTGGTTCAAAAGTATTTGGATCTAAAACAACGCCAGATGACATTAGAGGTACGTATGGGCAATAGAACGCAGCTGCATCAGCTTCGCTAGAACCTTTGTAACCTACTAACACTGAAGTACCTGTACCAGCATAGCTGTTTACATAGATCTTCATTGCTGAGTTTAATGTACCAACAAACTTAGTGTTTGTTGGAGCTTCGAATGTACCTTCTGTGCTACGAGCAAAAGCTGAAGTAGTTGCAGATTGTAACACTGTTAATGCTTCTGGACTTACAACAGCCCAGTTACCAGCACCACGACGTGTACGTTGAGCGATCAAGTTAGCTGCGCGGTTAATTAAAACAGCAAGAGCAGCATGCTCATCACCTACGAACGTAGCTGTACCTGATACAGTAGCTTGGTTGTAGTTAAATGTGTTACCAGAAAGACTAGCTAAACTAGCTAAAATTTCTTGATCGATTTCAACAGTAATTTCTTGAGCTAAAGCTGCCATGATTTCTGCTTCAACATCTAAACCGTGCATTGATTGTGCATCTTGAGCTGCCTCAAATGTCCAACGAGCACTTAGTTTACGTGTTTTAGCTTCAACAACTTGTTTCAAGATTTGAACGTTGATTCTGTTACCTGGTGTGCCTTCAAGTGTTGATGTTGAAGCAGCCTTACCAGCTGTTGTACCAGAGTAAGCAGTTGCAATTTTGAATGGACTTAGAGCTTCATCACCACCAACTGTGCTGTCGCCTGAAGTTGCTGTAACAGCATCTGCATAACGTACACGTAGTGTGTGGATTTGAGCTACTGGGCCAGTCATTGGTTGAACGCCGACGATTTCGTTAGCGATAACTGTTGGCATTACTCGACGAATTACTGGAAGGATCACGCGATTTAATGTAGCTACGTTACCTACTGCTGTAGCGCCACTAGTTGCAGTTTCCATCAAGTGCTTCTTCGTATTTTCTAAGATTACAGCCATTGTGGTTCTTTTCGAACCTTGTAGACCTTCTAACAGGGCGTCTTTGGTCTCTGTCCAACGGCCTTCTAATAGTTGGGTTGTCATTTCTTATTTTCCTTTAAAAAAATTACTACTATTTTAGCCCTGCTAGACGACGAATTTCGATAACATTTGTTTCGGATTCTTCGCTTGTCTTAGCAGATTTATCACCTGTCACTTCTACACGTGACTCAGCAAGTACGGCCTTAGGAGCCTTCACTGCTGGAGTATTGTTTAGAACTGCTGGTAGATACTTTTCATATGCAGTTTGTAGTCTTTCAGTCTGCACACTCTCGAGTAGGCTGCTCATTACTTCAGCTTTCTCTTTGTTTAATGTCTTAAGTAATCCATCAAGTTTTTCCTTACGGTTAATACCTTCTGTGATTACGCGAACTTCACGGTTCTTAGACTCAACTAATGCTTCTTTTTCAGCAACCACTTTTTGACTCTCTGCAATAACTTGCTCTTTTTCAGCTAGTTCTGCTTGAAGTTTAGCAATTTCCTTGTGCTCATTTAAATGAGTACCAGCAAATTCCGTAGCGAATGCTTCGAATAGGCGACGACCAAACATGTTCTCACGAGCAAGTTGGATGTCTTCTTTTAGTTGTGCCAATTCTGAGCCTAGATTTTGTGCTACTGCTTCTTTAACAAGTTTTGCACTCTTAGTAATAAATTTATTTTGTAGTTCAGCTAGTTTATTCTTAGCTTCTGCTACTAATTTAACTTTAGTTTCTACGACTGCTTGCTTGTCTTGATCAAACTCTTTGATCTCTTCAGCTAAGGCATGGATAACAAATTTTTCAAGTTTAGCAACTGCTTCACTGTGAACTTTCTTATCTGCACGTAACTCTTTGATCTCTTCAGCTAATTTAGTGACCATGAAGTCATTAAATTTTCCTGAGCTTTCAACCATGTGACGTTTGAATTTCACGCGGTCTTCTGCTAGAGCCTGCTTCTCATCGGCGAACTCTTTGAGTTCAGCGGTAAGACTTTCAGTAACCATCTTGTCTAGAGCTTCAACCATTACATTTTTGTCGTGCTCATAGCGGCCAGCGAATTCTTCACGCAATTCAGCGCGAATCGTTTCACGTGCTTCAGTTAACTTTGATTCCCAAGCTTCATTTAAAGCAGTTTGAGTTTCTTCGTTAATGATGCCACTATCTAACAATGGTTTGATAGCATCTAACATTACGATCTCCTATTTAATTTTCAAATCTTTGATAAGGCCTTTTACAGCTTCTCTTAGATATTTTTGTACCTTTTGATCTGCGCTGGCCTCTTTAGCCATTTCGAATACCTTGCTGCCACCCTTCATATTCATCAGTCCTTCGTAAATCGCTGTTGGATATGCGTTAGGTGCGCTAGGTTGCGCAACTACATCTACTGTGACTATTTCAAAGTCACTTACTTTGCCGTCTCCCTCGTTCACGTTGCCGCTACCACGAGATGAAACACCAAGTTTTACTCCTGATTCCAACATAGTCGATACCAACAGACCCATTGGAGTAGGAAGAACCTTTAATTTACCAAAACCATTAGGACCATCCATCCACATGTCGATGATCATGTGGCTGACGCGATCTAAGTTAATTTTCAAATCATCAGGGTGATCTACTTCGCCTAGGACGCTGTAACCACCCTTGATTTGTTCATTTAAGTTAGAAACGGCTTTTTCAATCTCATTTACTGGGTACACACGTTCATTGTGGTTTTTAACGCCACCCTGGATGAATATACCTTTCATGTAAAGATTCTTACCTTTGCCGTCAGCTGCACCTTCAGTGATGACTTCCATGCGAGCTGCATCAAATGTCAAGTTCTCTTTAAGATAAAATGCCATTATAGTTTCCTAATTATTTTGCTAATGGGCTAGTTTTGTTAACACCACCAACTTCTGCGTTAACCGCTGTTTCTTTCTTAGCAAATGCTTTACCTGCATTAGCACCTGGTTTGTTTTGTGGGTTAGATACTAATGTACCTTTTGGTTTTTCAGTTGCTGTAGGACGATTACCGTCTTGATCAGCATTGCCGCCTTTACTAAAAGCTGCTGTGCCACCCATGTCATTCTTACCAGCTACTATTGATTTTTTGTTAACTGCTACACTTTTACCTGTACCAACTGCTGCACCTTCTGAATTAGCTGGTGTAGCTACTTTTTCAACGTATTCACGAACGATAGTTTCATCAACTTCTTCAGCGTCTTCATCTTCTTCTTTTTCTTCAGCTTCGTAGAATTCTTCTTCCTGCATCGCATCATGACTCATGCCGCTATGCATTTCTGCCATTTCAACATCGTCGTTACCAGGCATATCAGGCATAGCTTCTTCTTCAGATTCTTCGCCAGCCATTAATGCGTCAAATTCAGCTTTAAGTTCGTCTAGTGCTGACTCTAGGTCAACCACGCGATCTTCAAGTTCTTCTTCACCACCAACGTCAGCATGATGATCTTCTTCACTGTCCATGTCCATATTGTCCATGTCGCCGTTATCTTCATCATCTTCTTCTTCTTCAGTCATGCCTTCTTCGTCTAAAGAAACTTCGTCAACTAGATCTTCAACTTCGTTGCCGCCCATTGTTTCTTCTAGATCTTCTTCAGACACTAGACTTTCGTAGATATCACGTGATTTTTCAACAACGATAGTGTGGAAAAGTTCACGAGCTTTATCTGTTTCATCGTTAATGATGAATTCAACTAATTGTTCGTATTTGTTGCTCATTTAGGAACTCCTTAAAAATTAATATTAAATCCGGACTAATACTTGAGAGTAAATGTATTATGTTTATATATTTACATAATAAATTGAAAAAAGAGGTTAAATGCTATGTTTTTGAATCGTTTTGACAGATAATTACATCACCGGGGCTTCTGCTGCAGGAGCTTTGTACTGTTGTTGTACCGAGCTGACTTTCTTTTCGTGTTCAAGTTTGCGCACATCATTCATGATTCTCAAACGATTTAGCTGTTTGATGGTCAGTTTGGTCTTGCGCAGATCACTGAGCTTAAGAGCCGTATTATCGTCTTTTTCGGTGCTGTATCCCTTGGGTTCAGGTTTAAAAATTTCCAGTAGGTTCATAAGAGTATTTACCAAAAAGCCTATAAACCTAATCCACCAGCAGGTGCACCTGCACCAGCGGGTTGGCTAGCAGGAGCTCCGACACTTTCAGGACCCGCACCAGGTACTGCCCCAGCGTCTACTCCTAGATCTGTGGGAGGTGCTACAGCGTCAAGATCTTGCTGTATACCAGCGTTGGTAACTCCAACCGCACGCAGGCCTGCATCTGGAATATCTGTATCCGTAACAGTACCATTTTCCTGTGCCCATAGTTCATCATTGCGAGTCATTTCTTCTTCGCTGAGATCTAGATAGCGTTCTAATAGGAAGCGTTTGCTAAGATATGGAATCGGCTCAAGTGCAGTGAATGTTTGGATGCGGGTAGCATCAACTTCTGCTTGTCGATACTTGGCAAAGTTCTGTGGCTCGTTGAAGCGTAGATCAAATAGATTGTTGTCTATGTTGATACCTCTCCATCGCATGAACATCTTAAATTCTTGATCTAGTTTGTCCACTATCATGTTCTGTAATCGTATGCAGTACTGGTTAAATCTCCATTCTTGGATCAATGCCGTTGTAGTTTTACCATCGCTGTAAGTACGTTCACCCTCATCTGTACCTGTTGGTAAGTAACTGCTAGGAATACGTAAGCCACGGAACATCTTGTTGGTAAAGTAACGCAAATCTGTGATTTCACCTAGATTACTGCCGCCCGGAAATACTTCTACCTTACTGCCACGACCATCTGCTGTTTGTGGGAAAAAATAGTCTTCGTTGGTTGATAATGGATTATATGTAGCATCCATCATATTCTGGCCGCCCCCAGTCTGTGTAGGAATACGACGTTGATGGATTTCGTTTTTAACTCGATCAACATAGGCCATGGCCATGTGTGTGGGCATATTACCTACATCAATAGTAAAGATACGGCGTTCCGGAGCACGCTGTATACGGTAGATGATGATAGCGTCTTCGAGCAGTTCTTTTTGTTTGAATATCTTAAAGATACTTTCTAACACACTGGTACCAAATGGCCAGTTCAAATCTAGACCTTCTGTCAGGCTGATGTGCACCACGTGTTCTGCATCCAGTACAGCTTCGTTTTGCGCATGGCTGAATCGTGATCCACCGCTGTAGGGTGTCTGTGGTTGTACATAACTACCTTGAGGTCCACCTACCTGTGGATGATTGATGAACGTATCGCTTGAACTTAATGCTGTGGCTGTTAGATTTTGAAAGTTGATGTTTAGGTCTTTGATCACATACTGCTCGGGTTCTTTGCCCTCGGCTTCATTGACTATGACCTTGGTTACTTTGAACATTTCTGTATAGTATAATTTGAATGTTTCTGGATCACGCAGGAATACCTGATCACCGTACTTGATGGTATTGCGCACTAGTCTGAATAGGCGCTTGTTTAGATCGTTTAGATTTACCCATTGTTGTAGTTGGTCTTTGAGTATGTTGACTTCGTTGTCTGTAGGATCTTCTTTGAAGAATAGATCAAATCCCGTACCGTTTTCGGTGTTGGTCTGTGTCATGAACTCAGCTAGGATGTCCAGGGCCGCGTTGACTTCGCTGTCCATGTCCATCTGTTCATATTGATTGTAACGTTCTGTGCGATTTGGGTGTCCGATGTAGACTTCTGGTAATTGGCTAGCAAAATTACGATAGCCTGTCTCAGGCATGTTGCCACTGCCTCCACTGATCGGACTCATCATTCCTGATGTATTTGGATTTGCAGATTTAAAATATTTTTTCCAACCAGCCATATTAAATTCCTCTAGATGCAGTATTTATCAGCTTACATTGTATGCTGTAAAATTCCTGATGTAAGGCTGTTATTTTTATTCATGCTAGATAAAATTTGGTTTAAGACTCCAGTTTGTTGATTGACTGCGGCTGTTAGATTTTTAAATGTATTTTCGCTGGCCATTGGTTGGTTAGCATTTGGTGTACTAATTTCTACTGGAATAGTTTTGCCATCTGGCAGGGGTACCACTGCTTCTGTGCCATGCAAGGTCGCAGCGAATCCTGCTGTAGATCCAGATAATATACCGCCTTCTGCTGCACTTGGTGGTGCATATGACCCTTCCAATGAACCAGTTTTACCTTGTGTTGGTGCCTGAACTGATGAGCTTTGAGCTTCTGCCAGACTTGCTCCAGCACCAGATCCTGTATTTTTCACATCTGAAGCTTTTGGTGCTGTGCCACCAAATACCGCACTAAATCCTGGAATCTTTCTTAGATCGAGCCCGGTGATCTTAGCCACAGCATCTAGCATGCCAATCTGACCTAATACCAATTGGATTCCTGTGGTGACTACTCCTGCTGTTTTATTTGCTGCGTATGCCATGACATCCGCATAGTCCGGCAATGCTTTGCCTGCAAGACTTTCCATCTGATTTTGGAAATCAGTCATGGTTCTCTGCAGGCCCACATAAGATTTGGTTAAATCATCACTGGCGGAGGCCTGACCTTCTGCGGCTATCATGCTCGCTTCGGCTGCTGATGGATCATATCGATATTGCCTTAGGGCATTACCAAATTGGCTCATACCTTGTGCTACAGCACTAGTACCACCAGGATTCATCAATGTAGCAAAGTCAGTGGCACTTTCACCTGCATTTCTATAGGCCTCTGCCGCTTGACCTAGATTTCGCTGTGTGGCAGTGACCATGTTGACATTGGCTGAACCTACTTGGCTAGCTGTGGTCCTCAACATGTCCATGATTATGCGATTGCTTGCGATCACTGGGTCAGTGACTACTCCACCAGCCAATAGTTGTGCTAAGGCGGCCTGTAGTTTTGGTGCTTGCTCTCCAGGCATGGCAGCCAAGGTAGCATAAGCATCTTGGAATGCTCTGGCTTGGGCAGCTGTTAGGCTATTCATCAGTGCACCGCGTTGTACTTCAGCACGTGCTTGATCCATCAATCTAGCCGCATCCTGTCCGGTGATGTCACTGATGACCTTTAGATGTTTGGCATAGGTTGCTGTCTGGCTAGCCAATTGAGCGGGTGCCACTGCCATCAAATTTACTCCAGTGGCCTTTAGCTGTGCCATGTATTGTGCTAGCACTATGCCTTGTTGTTCGTAATTGTAGCCCAGTGCCAGCAATTCCTCACGCACAAACTTACCACTCCTTCCCACTGTGGTACCTAAAGCAGCCATGTTCACTGACAATAATTTAGTAGCATTACCAACCGATAGGCCCATGGCGATGATAGACGGTCTTGCAGCCACGACTGATTTGGTAAACATTGCTATGCCTATGCCTGAACTGGTAGCTAGTCTACCCATTTCGCCCATGCCACCTGCAAAACTACCACCTGCACTCATAAATGAAAATAGTTGATCGGCACGTTTTTGGAATTCTTTTTCTAGGATCTGGTTGACCGTGCTGAATACCTGATTCATCACATCAATAACAGTGTTGCCTACATCGCCTAGACCTTGCACAGCGTCAGCCAAACCAGCACCAATGAATGGTACCCAACCCACCGCTGCTTTACCTAGGGCAACACCAACATCTACGAAAATATGTGCTACCTGGGCGGCTACATTATTCAGCATGTCTAATATGCCTGCACCGGCTTTGATTGGTTCCGCAGCCATGGTATCATAATTTTTTATGAACTTGCCTGCAAGTGCCCCCACGGTCACTGTGAGGTTAGCAAAAGTATCAGAAATGCCATCACCTACCTTAGACATATCATCACTGAATTCATCTAAGGCCGTGCGACCTTTCTTATAGCCGGTTATGAGTTTGTCCATC